TAAAACAAATGTTGCTTGGTCACGCACTTCAATACCAAACCTTGTAAACAAATCTCCTTCGCCTTCGTAACCATCTACATTTTCAAGATACATTTCCAAAGGATATGCTTGTGTAAACTGAGACAAAGTATCTTCATCAAAGATTGTGTCTTCGTCTACTAATGTACGGGGTAAGTAATATACGTCATGTCCGTATATTTTAAGGCTTTCAATAATCAGATCTTCTATTAGCCGTTGTTCGGCCGTAGTACCGCTAGTGTTGCCTGATTGAAAATAGAAGTTAGTGGGCATTGTTTACCCCACCATGAATGTCGGAGGAAGCTCATACTTTAACTGCATATCTCTTTCAATTTGATCTATTTCACTAATTGCTTCTTCAAATATTTTATCTCCGTTAAGTGTAACACCGCCTGGAAGTTGTATGCCGCCAAACTTCTTCATGTTCTCGCCCCACTGTCTTTTGATAAGAGAAGTGGCGTATTTCTTCAGAAACATATCGTCATACACTTCGGAAAATTCTGTAGGATCTACAATGCTGTAGGCTTCAAATATAACATAGTCACCAGGATTAAATGTAACATCCCAATCAGTATCTACAAAAACACGATTTTGTTTTCTATTAAAACGTATTTGTCTTTGAGTTACAAGTAACTGTTCTAATGTTGATAGATGTGACTGAACCTGAGCATAATATGTCATGTTTGCACCTAACAGATTATACATATCATTCATTCTAAACTGATACATCAAGTCAAATGGATTATTCACGCCGCCTGCTCTGGTGCTCATAGCACCCCCAAAGTTAAACATACGTGTGATATACAAAACACCGTCACCTACAGGAATGTACTTGTTACCCATATCCCCAGCGGTATAAGGTGTAGAACTATGTAGTGATGCACTTGCACCTGATATTGAACCTGTTACTGTTTCTCCAGCAACAAAAGTTCCTTTGGTATCTTCAGTGCTGAATGTACTAGCTCCTGATATTGACTTAACAATAGTAGTAGCACCTGAAGTTGCTCCAGTAAGTTTATCTCCTACGATAAACTGATTCGCTAAGATAGAAGACAGCGTTATGGTGTCACCTGTAATTTGATGCTCTATAAAGATCTTTTGTCGGCCATCAAAATGATACTCGTACCAAAACTGCAAAGCATCATCAATTCGGTCAGATATTTGATCTTCATCTATATTAATTTCAATTACAGGAAAACCTAACCTGCGCAAACAGTAGTCGATTAGTTCTTGTCTTGTGCTAAGGGCTGCCATTAAGATAGTGCCCCTAAATCCTGTGTAGATAAACTACCATTGGGGGTGTCTAAATTATCAAAAGACCCCCCTAATGTTTGACCAAACGCATCAGTCTGAGCAGCATCTAAGTTTCCTAAATCCCCTGTTGGAAATATTAAGGAAGGGTCCGACAGTGCATAGTTGGCAATTTGAACAATATTGCCGGCCGATGTTTTGGTATAAAGAACTTTATCCGATGTGTTTACAGCAATCTCCCCAACAGCAAGATCACTTGTTGTTGGGGTAGAGGAAGCAGTCTCACTTCTTTTTGGTTTCAGTATTACCGGCATAGTTTATTCCTTAGTTCAACAAGGTTCCTGACGCATCATATATGTCAATTCTAAACCTATCATTAGCCGCTGCTGAAGTCATAACACTTGTGTCATTATCAGCAAACGATTCTGCGCTTGTCTGTACTGCTGTAAGACCAACACTATCAAGGGTAAGTGTAGAAGTAACTGCCAATTCGGACATTTCAAAAGCTGAACCGCTTACTGAGATTGTCTGTCCGCCTAGGTCAAGTGTACTACCTGACAAATACAAGTCACGCCATCGTAAACTTGAAGATCCTAAGTCATATGTTACGTTGGCTGAAGGAACAACAGCACCTGTAACTGTAACGTCACCTGTTACTTTTACGGGTTTGTTGAATGACCAATTGTCGCCTGAAGAAACATATGTTATTGTGGCACTAGCACCATCGACCGTAATACCTGCACCGTTAGCTGCTGCTGCGTTTGCTGCACCTGAAGCTACTGTGATATTAAGATCATCTACTGATAATGCAGTAGAGTTAATAGTAGTTGTAGTACCATCAACCTGCAGATTA